CTACCTGGAATAGATTTTGCTGTAACCCAGACACCTTTTACAAACTCTCCATGTCCGTCTTCTCCATCTCTTAAATATTCTTTTCTAACCCAAACATCAACCGAGGGTAAATTAACAACTAATGTAGACATCTATGTATAAATTAACCCCAATCTGTAACCATTCACTCTATCGTATGTAAGAACTTCTTTTCTGTTTGCATCACCAACGTATGACACATGCACCCAACCAGAGCTTGGACCTTTGGCTCTTTCATAACACTCTAATATTAACTGATCGAAATTTATTTCGTTTGCTATGTACTGTGCTAGTTCTGCATTAGCAACGCCTGGTATTTCTATATCAGCGGCCTGACCTTTGCAGTGTTGACTGGTGGATTTTGATCCTATGGCTCGACATAACGCTGCGCTGCGATATCCAGAGTTAATCATGATTGGTTTACCAAAATGTTCACGGACAGGCTCAAGGACATTTTCACACAATGCCATCATAGCAACTACATGTTTGTCTCCAGGCATGTTTTCAATACCTTTTCTTTCTGCCGTTTGTGACTTGACAAACTCTGTTATTGTAAAATGTGGGGATAATCTACTCATCCAGTTCTCCTAGCTATATCTAAATTTTTAAGAATGTCATCTGGACTACTACCTAGAAAAGATGGATTTGTTCTAGTTAGTGGACTTGACCCTACATTTGTCATTTGAATAGGATTAATAGACGATGTTGTATTAATATTTGGAGGAGGAGCTGTATTTACTTTAGGGGGGAGTTCAGGATTAACTGCTCTCTGGTTGCCTAGTCCAAATAAATTAGGAATACTTAACTCATCAGAGTCCACTTCTTTTCTCAAAGACATTCCTCTTCTTAATGATCGTAATGCGTTTATGTCACCAGTGGGTACATAAATATTTTTCTTTCTTGCATCTTTTATTTTTTCTTTACTTGGCTTAAAAGGAACATATCTATCGTTTAAAAGAGAGCTTGTTTCTTCCTCTCCAAGTTGTGCGTCTTTCATTATCTTTCTTATTTGTGGTCTTGTTAAACCAAGTGTTTTTAAATCATCAATTGTTGACGCATATTTTCTAAAAACTTTTAATCTAGCATCATCTGCTCTTCTAAAAGCTGTAATAATCTGTTCTGGTGAGGCATCTTGAAGTCTTAAAACTTCGTTAAATAGTGCAGCAGTTCCAGATCTATCTTGTTTGAACTCTTGTGCTCTGAACTCTCCTAGTCTTTTTAGATCCAATGTTTGTGTATTTAGACCAGTAAAAGCTCTAAATAGTTCTGCTCCTTGTTTATAAGTCTTGCCAGTTGTTGGTTCCATCTCACCTTCTGGAGAAAACACACCTCGTAAAAATCTAGATTTTTCTATTGACTTTACACCTTCTGGAAAGTTACCACCTGCAATACCAAGTTCTGCTCCAACTGGTATTCTTACTGGAATCATGCCTGGTATCAAAGTATTAAACATGTGTAACATTGACTTTTCAAAAGCAACCATTCCACTGTCTTGTTCTCTATAAACTTTTGCACCAGATCTTGTTCTGCCACCACGACCACCACCAGCTGTAGGTGCTACGTCTTGCAGTGCGGAAAACACCATGGAGTAATCTATGAACGGAGTAAAATATTCAGATAATGTTTCAAACCCTATCTTTCTGACCTGTTCACCTAAAGGAACACTTTGTTTTTCTGTTTCTCTGTATGTGTTTAATATAGTTCTAAAACCTCTTGATAATAAATCGTATGGATTAGTATGACTGAAATCTATAAATTCAGGATTACCATTATCGTCCTTGCCAACTGGTATTAACTGTGAGTTTCTCTGCCAACTAGCAGCTAATCTATTTATTGACTGTAGTTCTTCGTCACTGGTATCTGTTAAGTTTTGTGCAAATCTTTGTAGTCCCTCTCCCACAAGACCAAAGGCAGTTATGCCACCCATTAATCTTTTCATCCCTATTTCTCTAATGGCTTGAACTGGACTCTCTAGCTCTTTTGCAGCAGTATCCAAAGTATTAAAACCAGTTCGTAATATCTCAGCTGGAAAAGCTATGAAGTTACCAAGAGGCACACCTCTCAATCCTTTGATAAATTCTGGTACAAGTTCGTAGTTTGGAACTGTGTTACGAACTGTATCTGCTGCCGCTCTTTTTAACGCTTCATCTAATCCCTCGCCTTTCTGCTTCCCTATGTGTCTAGCAAACGCAGATAGTTGTTGTCTTCTTAAAGTAGGATTGTCTGCAAAATCAGCTCCTATCTTTGCTATTGAGTTTCTTAATTTTTGTAGTTCAAAAGCATAGTTATATATTTTCCAAATATCATCACCACCTTTATACAAACCTTCTGCCGTGTCTAAAAATCTTCTTGTCATATTCATACTGCCTTTCAGAGCAGTCTTTGACATACCTTGCAGTCCTTTACCATCTGGAGGAGTTTCTATTCTAGATTGTTGTCTAGCCAAAGAATCTTCCACTGCTTGTGGTCTACTACGAAGAGCAACTTCAAAATCAGAAACACCAACATCGTCAGCAACACCAGTTCTCTGTGCTGGAAGACCCGTGATCCCTGTGCCTCTATAGCCTAATCCTTGGCGTAAGTTAGCTTGTATCTCTCGAAGTTGAGCCGAACTACCAATGACACCCCTATTCTGTAGATCCACAAGAAAATCTAGAACTTCATCATTTAAAGAAAAATCAAATCTATCACTGGTTGCCTTTGATACTTTACCAGTGCCCTTTAATTTTAATTCCTTATCAATTAAATCTCTTAGAACTAAATCTACTGATTCAAAAAGACTAGCATTTTTACCTACGTTACCTTGTGCAAGAGCAAACAAAGAAGCTGATGTTACGTTTCTTACTTGTGTAATCGGAGACAAAATAGTTTTTGCATACTGAGAAAGACCTTTTAACTTGACCATGGGATAGTAAAGTCCTCTTGCTATATCTCCCATAACACTTGTTCTTTCGTTAATAACATTACTCATGGCTTCATACATAGGTTTTGGTATGGCATATCCATACATCTCACCGAATACACTTCGTGCTGCAAGACCCTCTGGATCAAAACCAGACACTGAATCTCTGCCAAGAACAATGTATTCTAATCCTCGACCACCTCTTCTTTGCACACTCTCCATAATGTCTTTTAAAACAGCATCTCTTTCTTGTGAGGGTAACTCACGAAGAGACGTTATTTGTGCATTTGGTGGTCTTGTTTGATTTATTTGTACAATTTTTTCTCTGACTAAATCATTTGTGTTTATGAACAAAGGCTTATCTGCTCTGGGATCTGTATTTCTAATTATATTATCTGCCGTTTTTTTGAAAGAAGAATAGAACGCATCTGCTGCTATAAAGTTAGAAAGTTCTCCTACAGTGTGCATGTATGCTTCTTTTGGATTTCTAACTTCACCAAGAATAGCTCTGATGATTTCATTATCAACTTTTGATTTATTAAGAACTGCTGGATTAAGTCTAACAACTGGAACAGTTCTAGCAGAATAGGCTGTGCCACCAGAACTGTGTTTTAAACTTTTATAGTATTTTGTAACATTATCTATATATCGTTCTGCTTGAAGTCTTGTTAACGCAAACTGACCGACACCTTCTGGACCTTCTCGTTGTAACGATCTAAATGTGTCCACAAACTCATCAGAAATTCTAAAAGTTCCTGGTTCATCTTTTAAAAATTTTTGAACATGTTTTATATCTACTGCTTTACCATCTACAATTTGATCTATGAGAGCCTCTCGCATATCGGGTGCTAACTTAAAGTTATCATCATTAAATAATTGATATTGTCTAGCGAGATAACCACCATTTTCTATGTTATTTTGCACTTGTTTTATAAAAGCATTTCTTGACATCAGTCCACTAGTTGCTACTTCTGGCAAACTCTTAGCTGCACCAGTATCAATAACTCTACTTGATAAATCATCAATAATATTTTTTGCTCTTAAAAATTTATCAAACAATATTTTAGGTATTTCTAAATCTTTTTCTGCGGCTCCTTCAAGAACATCCATAAAATTATTTATAAGTTTTTGTTTTGTAAATTCTGGAAGTCTTCTATACTCTGCAAATTCTTTGTTACTTGGACTTAGAACCTCTGCAATTTGTCTATCAACTTCTTTTAATGCTTTCTCTGCTTTTTTAATATCACCCTCTATAGCTGGATTTACTAAAGACTTAACTCTTGCAACATCACCTGGCAAAAACGATCTATATCTGAAAGCAGACAACGCTCTCGCAACGGCTCTATCCAAAGTATTCATAATACCTGGGTCAGAAGACTCACCTTTTAAAAACCTTTCTTCTTGTTTTGCTATGGCTTCTGCCGCTTTTTTAGATCCAGCTCTCAACACTCTTGAACTCACTCCAGCACCTGCACCAATACCTGCACCGTATGCAGCACCAGTTGCCACCTTTCCAAAATCTATATCTTCTATGTCTTTTCCTTGAGCTAGTTCATCAACTGTAGCGGCACCTGCACCAATCGCTGCACCTGGCACTGCAAGACCAACTTCTCTTCCCGCTCTAGCTCCTATTTTTGCAGAAGTGCTAAGACCTGCACCAATCACTGGTGGTAAAGCACCAGCAAGAATTGACCCAGAAAGACCATGAGCTATGACTTTATTATATATTCTAGCAGCAGCTCTTTCTCTGCCCTCTAATCCTAAAAGATCCTCAGTTTGAAAAAAAGGACCGTAACCACCTTCAAAAAAATCACCCAAAGATTGTGTGCCATCTGTAGCCACAACTGCATCTGCTGCACCTGCTGCTACTATTTGTTGTGCCGCCAACCCTAACTTTTGACTTCTGGTTAAATCTTTCATGTCCAAGGGTTGCTTTGTAATTTTCATAGTCTTCAAAGATCCAGCATCGGGTTTCATGCCTCGTGTGCCTCGTGCCAACTTACCAAGTTTACTAAACTTTGATACGGCAGCCGCGGCTCCAAGACCTGGAACACCAAACTGAATAAGACCCTCTGTTATCTTACCAGCGGCTCCAGCTGGATCGATACCAAGATCGTTTCTCATTTTATTAAAACCTTTAACCACTGCGTCTGTGTAGTTGGTGCCTGCACCAAGATCTATAAGACTCGTGATAGTTTCTGTTATACCTTGTGGTATGGCAAGTAAACCAGAAGCAACTCCCTCTCCTATTTCTTGTAAAGTTCCTTCATCTTCTGGATTCATATAATCAGATCTAGGTGGATTAGATTCTGCTTGATCGCCTGGAGAACCAAAGCGTCTCTTTACAAATTCTTCTGCTTCTTGTTGTGTAAGATCTTCTTTAATAAAGTAAGTCTTACCATCTACTACATAGCTAGGCATTTAACCACCAGTGCTTATTTGTAAAACATCTGAATAATCACTGGCATTTGTACCAGAATTTTGACCAGCCTTCTTCTGGTTTAAGAAAGTTTTAACATCTCCAGATAATGCACTCTCTGGTATGGTTATGCCTGGGAAGTTTCTCTTTTGACTTCTCACAAACTCAACGATTCTATTAAATCTGTCAATAGGATCTGATAAGCTACCCAAATCTTCCATTAATTGTTCACCAGCTATACCATAAGATTGTTTGATGTCATCGTTAGCGTCACCAAAACCTGGAGGTTTTGGAACTATGCTAACCTGTCCAGTTGTAGCAATGTTTGTTCTTTTTACATTAAACTCACTTCCAACATTTAAACTACTCTTACCTTTTTTTAATTCCTTTAGATAATCGGCAATGGATTTTTGACCTTTTGGTGTTAGATCATATTGGTCTAAGTATCCTTCTTCTCCATAAGATATTTCTTTTGTAAGACCTTGTTTTAGTTTCATATCACCAGTTGCTTTAAGTAATGATATAATCTCTGGTTGTGCTCGTAGAATGGCAGCTTTAAATGTTTTATCTACATTATCTTTTGTAACTTCTAGTTGCTTTTCCTTAAATCCCATTTCAGCGGCAGCACTCAATAGATCAGAGTTGAATTTTAATTGTGTAATTTGTTGATTAAAAATATCCAATGCTTTCTGTCTTTGATCTCCCACAAGTTGTCTTTGAATATTTACAACACCTTCCATTTGTTGTAGTTCCAAAGTTCTCTTGGCAAGTGCCTCTGATTTTTTATCTTTTAGAAGATTATACATGGTATTTCGTGCTTCTCTTCTATCTTCTCTTAAATTCTTATTTAAAAGATTTACATCTTCTCCGTATCCTTGAAGTCCCACACCAAAACCTTTTGCTATATTTGTTATAGCATTGTCACTTTCACCTGCTGCAATAGCAAGACCAGCTTTCATCATATTTAAAAATATAGACGCTTTTCTATCTTCTTCAAACTCGCCCTCTAATTCTCGTGGGTCAAAGCCTAACAACTTAATTGCATCATCTTGTACGTCTGCAAGTGTAGGCTCCTCTCCTTTTTCTTTCATTTTTGCTATTAACGCTTCTGTGTTTTCAACAATTGTTTTACCACCCAGTCTTACATCGTCTGCACTTCCAAGACCTTGTGCTAAATTAGAAACCGCTACTGTCATTCTATCAGACAACTGTTTTTGTTTTGATTGAAAGCCACTCAAAATATTTGGTTCGGGTGTTGTTTTAGCATTTGGATTTGGTTTTAAGTCTGCTTTACCAGATCCCTCATTTGTGAAAGGAGCCTCTGTAACAGGCACATCTCCACCAAAATAATCCTCCTCTGCATCGTCAAGCACTTTTGTCTGTGCCTCTGCACCAACTTTAGGATCAAAAGAATCAGCTATCGTGTCTCCTTTTGCAATCTTACTTCTTAATGCAATTTCTTTTAGTTTTTGTAAGTTAGATTTTTCTTGTTGTTTCTTTTTATCCTCTTCAACAGCAGTTCCCTCTATGTCTCCAGTATTTATTTTTTGACTCTCATCAATAACATTCGGAAAAGTTGTAGGATTAAATATTAATTCACCCACTGGTGGTTTTTGATCTTTATACATGGGTATTTTAAAAGTATTTGTGGCAGATCCTGTCAATAATGGATTTGCATTTGCTACACTTGCTCTAATCAGATTTGGACTGGAAGCCATGATGCCACTAGGTTGATTACCACCCATACCTGGAACTCTAAACATTGGTCTGTTAAGTATACTCATTATCTTCCTCTTACTGGAGATCCACCAAAGAAATTAGGGAAACCACCTGCAGCGCCAACTGCTCCAAGACCCGCGATCCCTAGTCCAAGAAGTTGTGAACCTGTGCTAGGTCGAGGCGTACTGGTCGTAGTCGCAGTCTGTTGCAACGATGGCACACCTTTAAAAATATCTGATAAGAAACCTATTTTTTGGAAAGGCAATGCTTGTGTTGCTAGTAAATTTTGTTTATCGATATCAAGCTGTTTTTGTGCTTGACCTTGTTGCAGACCACCTATTCCAAGTAGTGTATTTATATCTTGTACACCCATTTGTTGTCCTAACTGACCAAGAGCCGCGGTTTGTGTACCAAGACCCGCGACAGTTTGACCCAACTGTCCAGTGAGTTGTGCTTGTTTTAGTTGTTGTTGTGCTGCTTGTTGAGCTAAGTTCTGTGCTTGTTGAAAACCAGCAGATCTTAACTGTGCACCAGTTCTTGCTTGTTGATCCAATATATTCCTATTTATCTCGCCTTGTGCTATGGCTTGTCTAGATCCACCAAATGCACCAGCACCAGCAGCACTCGCACCCAATTGATTTTGTTGCATACGTCCTTGTCTTGCTATGTCAGCTTGTGTAGCCGCTATAACTTCTTCTGTAAACGGATCCATGAATTGTTGAAAATCTGTTGGAGAAAATCCAGCGCCTGCAACATATTGTTGTGCAGTTCCTAACTGTCCTATACCTTGTCCGATAGCTTCTGCTCCTTGTTGCAGAAAAGGTTGAAAAGATCCAACACCTTGAAGTGCTTCTTCTATTGCATCTTTTTGTCCTTTAGAAAGATCTGCCAGTTTCTGTGGAGCAAAAGGCATAGTGCCATCATCTGCTAGATTCTGTGCACTCGTAAAAATATTTGCTAAAAAGTCTTCTTGGAACTTTGGTAGTCTTGCTTCTTGTATAACTGTTTGTGTAGCCATTATGCGACCCTCTCTAGTTCGGACATCATCTCATACATTCTTGCAGCTCCGATGTCTCTATCTCCACCACCTGCTCCTCTAACTGCTTTTGCAGTCAGTACAAATTCACCATCTGATAGTCTCGCTGGTACAGAATCACTTGTGCCTGTCCCAGGTCCTTCAACTTCACCACCATTAGCAGAGAATATTGGGTCTATACCTACTTCTCTGTCTCTTGGCATAATACCTTGCTTTTCTCTTACTTCTTCAAAATACTTCTTTCTTTCTTCATCGTCATCTAGATCATAACTCTTATCGCCAATAATGCCAACACCTAAAACAGATTTACCAACTGGGTCGGGTCTTCGTTTAAACTCTTCTTGTTCTGGTTCTTCTGCACCTAGTGCAGCTAAAGTTCCTATGCCACCAATCGTTGCTATGCCAGTAGGCGTTTTAGCAAAATCGATTGCTTTGTCAAAGAAAGATGTCGGTGCTTGTGCTTTTTGTATAGCAGTTACTGTTGCAGGATTCATTGATTCAGACCCAGTAATAAAACTTGCGTCTGGAGAAGCTGATGAACCAGCACCTAAAAACTTAGAACCTGCATAAGCACCAATACCACCAATAAGTGCGTTTCTTAATGCGTCATCTGGATCTGCACCCGCCACTAACGATCCTATGCCAGTTCCAAGACCAGCAAATAAAGAACCACCTAGTGGACCACCAAGAGAAAAACCTATAGTGCCACCTATGATTGGTGCTGCTTTCTTAAGAATGTTTTTAAAACTTTTAAAAATACCCATAATTCAATACTCTATCAATAATTACAGTTTTATTCAATGTTATATTCTAGATATCGCACTCGTTGTCACCCTTGTTTTAGATAACTCTTGAATACTAGCTACAACATGCAATCTGTTTGCAGTTGCGGCCTGCACTTTTAATATCTCTCCACTCTGTAAAATTAGATCTTTTGTTAGTAGTTCTACAGTCGTGTTAGCTCCTACAGATTTTAGGTTAAAGAGACTAAAGACAGCACCTGTCGTATCGGTTAAATTTACTGTTATGGTATCTGCGTTAGGAGATTCATTTGATACTAATATAGAATTAACTACAGCTGCATTGAAATCGGCATCACTAGGAACTGTGAACAAAGTTGTGAGATCCGTTGTGGTTAAATCTACCTTTGCGTTTGTTACACCTTGAATATACTGAGGAATACTGGTTATAAGCATTAGCGTCTACCATCCTCTCTTATGTCTACTCTAGGTGTGCCTAATTTATATTTTGTTCCCAGTGATGTGGAATCAATTCTTAAAGCAAAAGATCGTCCTCGTAAACGATAATTTAACTTTTCTGTAAATTGTTCTACTGGACTGGTTGCAGAACGTTGTGTTGTATTAGAGGTTGATTCATTAAAATTAGCACCAGGATTATTTCTAGATTTCATAGTAAAAGACACATCAGGATTTACACTTGTAGATCCATTAAATGTAATATCTGGAATAACTTGCTTCAGTGATACAAACTTATCACCATCTCCTATATCAATAGCTGATGACTCAATAAACGATGTCATAGCAGACCCATCATCATCAAACCCTACCTCGTGGTTATATAACAACGAAGCACCAGTTGCTTGTGGTAAATCTCTTATGCCTCTGTCAATCCAC